ATGTCCAGAATGCCTCAATAAACCTTGAGTTAAGAGCATATTTTAAATAGAATATTACTCCTTTTTTCGTATCTGTCCCATTAATTATTTCTGAGAAAGCTTCTGCTTTAGACCAGCTCTGGCTACATTTCATTTCACCTTGCTCAAATGCTGTTTTAAAGTAAGCTCCCCTTCCTCCACATAATATTCTTAAGCATGCTGAGATAGGAAAATGAGATCGAGACATATATCCTGCAAACTTCTTATACTCTTGTAAACCTTTAGTTTTATACTTATGAAGGTGGTCTTTAAGTGTCCAAGGTCTCTGAAACGCTGAGGCTTTTGAAACATCATCAAGATTTACTGAATCATCCACAGTATAGTAAACTGTTTTATTTTCAAGTTTAGCTGATAAGAATCTGTGTTGACCATCTATGATACCCATTCCCGATCCATCACAGCTTGCATATCTTTCCATACTCTTTTCTTTACTATTACAGAGTATATCATACTGCTTAAGCATATTATTATTCTTAAGCTGTTTTCTAAGCCAATCAACTCTTTTCCAGTCTATTGGCCTGTTTTCACTGATAAGGGTGAATACGTTGTAGTTTTTAGTTGGTATTTTTCTCATTGTGTCTTCCTTTATGGTTATTGTTTTAAAAATTAGGCCCACCTGTTTTGTGGAAGGAGTAATATGATTATCTCCACCTTATAGTTGAGGACATAGGTAAACAAGTGGGCCTCAGTTAGTTAATTAGTTATTTGATACCAGTATTTTCTGCCGCAATCATCATCCCAGACACTAAACTCATCTAGCTTTATATTGCTATTGGTTTGTATGTAATTTAGATCATTTGACATTATTGGTTTCCAGTATCCTATTCTTAATTCTCGTGCTCCACCTATAATACCTTTAAACTGTATATCTTTCTTCTTATATCCCTTCATAACAAGCAACAATAATGCTTTATTCTCATGGATAGAGGTTGGTTTAGTTTCATTAGAATATTTAACTTTATCACTAAGATAATACTTAGCAAACTGGTTATTATGCTTATTTGTTATCATTTTAGTATAAACAAATCTATTCTCTCTTATTCTATGGATAACAGAGGCTAACCTGTAACATCTAAACTTTTCAATAGCTTCTTTCTGTGTAATAGAGTTACCTGCTAACATATATTCTTCTATTCTTTCTCTTTGTGTCTTGTTTTCACTCATTATTTACTCCTTTTTCTAATTCAAGTGTTTGCAATATAAAGTTTCTAGGGCCTTCATGTTTATTATAATAATATACATATGCTTCATATTTTGTATTGTCTTCATCAATTAATATTACCTGAGCCTGACCTCCAGACATAAATACACCTATTGGAGCATCATTAGGTATTAAATAATTACTGTCAGATAACCTATGAAACTCTAACGTTTTATCATTATAATTAAATAAAACATTAATAATATTATTGGTTAAACTATCTATTTGTAGGTTTTCTACTAACATTATTTACTCCTTGTTTAATGTGTTATTACAACAATCATCATTGCACATCCTATGACAAGTGCTGTTGTTGCTACTGCCATTATACTAATGATAAGGAACTTCTCAAATAAGTCTTGTTTCATTGTTATTACTCCTTGTTTCTTTTAAAACATTGCTTAATGATAAATTAACATCAACATCAATAGCATTTTGCCATATTGAATTTATGTTTTTATTTACCTGTTTTTGTGTTGATGAATAAAGGTCAGTATCTCTTAACCAACTGCTTACACCATCATTCCAAATAATCTCTACTGACCATTCAATTACCTTACTTTGTTTATTTTCTGGCATTGTTATTACTCCTTGATTGTAGGACTAAAGGACTAGAGAAGGGTATTTTTACTAAACTATCCTATATGTGTACAAATGAAATAGGTTTATGAAAAAGAGTAGCCTATAGTCCTATAGTCCTTTATTATTAATTAAAGTGGCTCCAACTAAATGATATTCATAGAGTCGTATCTTTAAACGATACTCTTCAGCCACTTATTATTGATTGATGGTTATACTAAAAGAGATATGTCTATAGTCTCTACAGGCCCGGATAATCCCCAGCAATAGATGTTCTACAACAAAGATGTGTACATCATCACCATACCTCTTTAATGGTTAATGTCCAAGTGGATACAATACTGGATATAAATGTACTGCAAACATATGGTGTCTGTTCAATACTTTATATCTGCCATCGATAGCTCGTACTGCACCCATAACAGACATAATGCGTTGTTATATAGCACATATTGTGAAATAAAGGTAATAATTAAGCGCAATAGGGGCCCTCTATCACCTGGGCCCCGTCCATCACGTAATTCTTTATCGCTGGTTTTTAAGTGCCCATGCAACTTGTGACCACTTTCTAGCACTGAATCCATCTTTGTTCTGTCTGGCTAGTGTTGACTGAAGGTTAGCACGTATTGCTTTGTTCTTTCCAATGCGCCTGCGTTCAGCTAAAGATTTGTCCTCCATCTCTATGATGGCATTAGCAAGGAATTCATCAGCCTCAGCATCCATCACCTCCTGGACTGCATCATCAGCGGTCGCTATGGTATGCTCTGCCAGTATTTGGTCAGCAACAGATTGTGATATTGTTCCTGAATCAATTAGTTGTTTGATTAGTTTAGTCATTAATGACTCCTTTTATTTAGTATTAATAGTATATTATATATTTAAAAATGAAAAATAACGTAAATCATATTTACGATAATCCCCGGTAAGGGGATACCACAAGAAATAAGGTTACGCATCAAAATCATATAGTTTTTTTATATAATAACTTGGGCAAATTAACCTTTTGTATTATTTGACATATAGTTTAAATTCAAGGGTGGTAGGGTCAGGGTTTAATAATAAATATGTATAAAAAATAAATTGTGTTATAGAAAGGTTGTTATGGCTGATTTAATTAAAGAGTTGAGTAGTTTACCAATGAAGACTCAAGAGGCGATATTAGGTAATTTGTCAAATGATATGGTGCCTATTGAGATTGACAGTGATGTCTTTATGATACATAAAGAAGTCAGCAAGTTAATAGATAACCTTGTTATTCAAATAAGTGAGTTAAAGAAGAGAGATATTGATTGTCTGATAAGAGAGTAATAAAAAAAGTTGCTCATTATGTCTATGATGATATAGACGAATTTAAAGAAACTCACCCAAATACGGTAGTCTATCCAGACTGGAGGAGTGCAAATGAGGGGGATTGGGTGTATTCTGATGATGACAGAGTAGTACAATTACTAAAAGTATCGCATAGTGTGAAACATCACTCAGATAGAAAGAATTATAAATTCGCAAAAGGTTGGGTAAGGACTGTAGTCGGGAGCTTCCTGAACCGCTATAATGTTAAAATGGATACGGACTTTGATAATCACCCAAACAGATATACATTCTCGACTAAAATAAAGAATACATCTAATCGTGTGTATAAAAGAGAAAAGACCACGAGTAAGGAGAAGGAATTTGCTACTAATATTGTAGTTGGTATGGGAGCTGTAGATGCATATAAGAGAGCATACTCAGAAATATCAAACCAAAAAGCAAGAAAGAAAGCAACAATTTTATTAAAACAGGAAAGAGTTATGCATGAAATAGAGAAATCAGTGCTTGATGTAGCTAAAGAGATGGGTGTTGACCATAAATATGTACTTAATAAGTTAAAAAACCTCGCTGATTTCAGTGAAGATGACAATATTGTTTTACAGTCGACTAAAGAACTGGGTAAGATAGTTGGAACATCAGGAATAATGGTGAAACAAAGAGAGGTGGGATTACTTGGAGTGTTTCAAGGCTTCACTTCTGATGAAATTGATGGGGCCACAAGAGAACAAAAGAAATTAAGTGGAGAAATCACCAATGAGATGTCCTAACTGCAATTCATTAAAGACAAAGAAAAACGGCACTAAGATTTTAGTGACTGGCAATAGAACACAGGAGTTTAACTGCAATGATTGTCACAGGTATTTTTCTATACAGATTAATGTTAATGTTTTACACGAATTAAAATATGTTGAGCCTGGTGATATATTAGAAGTTGATGGTGGAAAAGAGTTAAGAGTGCATGGTCTTACTGATATTCATGTAGGAGCAGTGGAGCATGACTTTAAAAAGTTTGGAGAAGCTATTGAGATTATAGAAAAAGATGATGGTGCCAGATGGTTTGGTAATGGTGATTTATTAGAGTTAATCCCACCTCACTATAAAATTAATCAAAGAGGACAGGATATTCCACCAGAAGAACAATACTTAGAATTTGTAAGATTAGTGGAACCAATAAAAGATAAATGTTTGTTTATCAGAGGCGGTAACCATGATTACTTACGCTCTTTCAATATTCTGGACTTTGATGTATGTAAAGTATTAGCAAAAGAATTAGGAGTCCCATATTATAGGATGCCGGGTTATACAAGAATAACAGTAAGTGGTGAAACTTATAACCTTGTATCTGGCCATGGGAAAGCAGGTGGAAAGAATGGAGATTTAGAATTAGATAGAATGGCTGCTGTATATAGTGAAGGAGACATATTCTTCTTGGGTCATAATCATCAGTTATATGTAAAACCTATGGATAGTTTAGTTATAGGAGATGACAATACAGAAGAAATGAAGAGAAGATGGTATATAAGAGGTGGTTCATTTCTAAGATATGCTGATTATGCGAGATATTCTTTTTATCCTATAATAAGAACTGGTTGGACTACTATAGAGTTTAACGAAGAAGGTGTCCACTGTTGGGAAAATTAGAATGAGTAATGTTGATACAAATGGGAAAAGGTTAAACCTCTTTCCAATGAAAAAGAAAAAAAAGAAAGTATCAAGCAATCAGGCTTTTGATATGATGGAATCGGTTGCAGATAAGACTGCAGTGGATATATTTCCAGCTGAATTTGATAAAAGTACAAAGGGGATACATAATGCATTAATGGCTGCTGGTATGACTCCCGCTTATGGAAATGTTGCTGACTTAGCAGATGATACTCTATATGCGTTAGAAGGCGAGTTTGGTGAAGCTGGATGGTCAATGGCATCATTTTTACCTTTTATTGGACAAATTGTAGCAGCTAAAAAAATACAAAAAGGAGTTGGTTCTTTACCTTCATCAGTCCAAAAAAAATTATTAAAAGGCGATTATATACCCAATTGGGTTAGTTATAACAGGGGAAAGGGAATTGATAGAATTGGCAAAAGTGATTATAAATTCTTAAAAGAAGGTATTGTAAATCAAAAAATGGTGCAAAATATTATCAGACATAAGACAAAAGAAGGTCGCAAGTTTTTAGAAAAACTTCAAGAGGGAGAGAAAGCGCTTAAAAAATACGGAATAGATGTAAACGATTTTTAATGAACATAAATTCTCAAAATGTATCAGAAGCAGAAGAAACTCTTAAGTTAGCCAGTAAAGACCTTATATCATTTGGTAAGTTATTCCTACCAGATGATTTTATGAGAAGTGAGACTCCCTTCTTCCATTATGAAATAGCAGATGCTATTGATGATAACTCTGTAAAACAGACTGCAATTATTATTCCACGTGGTCATGGGAAAACAGTATTAACAAAGGCTTCTATCTTAAAAGATTTCTTATTCTGTCCTAAAGACGACTTTTTGTTCTATGGTTGGGTATCAGCTACTCAAAAACTTAGTGTTGGCAATATGGACTATATAAAACATCATCTTGATTATAATGATAAGATAAAGTACTATTTTGGTGTCACAAGAGGCAATAAGTGGACAGAAGAAGATATAGAATTAAAAAATGGATGTAAACTAATAAGTAAATCTAATGTATCGGGTATCCGTGGTGGAGCTAAGTTACATAAGAGATATGATTTAATAGTACTGGATGATTTTGAACATGAAGCAAATACAATCACAAGAGACGCAAGGGACAAAAATGCTAATCTTGTCACTGCTGTTGTATATCCCGCGCTTGAGCCTCATACTGGCAGGTTGCGTGTTAATGGCACTCCTGTACATTATGATTCCTTTATTAACAATCTTCTCACAAATCACTCAAAGGCTAAAAAAAGCGGTAAAAAGTTTGCTTGGAAAGTAATTACATATAAGGCAATTATAGATAATGGTTCTTCTTTATGGCCTTCATTTTTTAGTAAGAAGAAATTAAAAGAGAAAAAAAAGTTTTATTCTGATTCAGGGCAACCACAGAAGTTTTTCCAAGAGTATATGATGGAGGTTATGAGTGAGGAAGATGCAATTTGGAAAAGAGAGCATATCAGATACTGGGAAGGTTATTATAAAAATGAAGATGGTATTAATTACATTTTTAAGGATAATGATGATATTCCTGTTAATACATTCATTGGTTGTGACCCAGCAACAGATATAGATACTAAGCATAGTGACTTCTCAGTAATAATGGTTATTGCTATTGATACTAATAATGAATTATATGTATTGGAATATGAGAGGCATAGAAGTATTCCCACTATCGGTTCTAAGAACCCAGAGACTGGTGAGATACTTGGGAAGAGAGGAGTTGTGGATATAATCATAGAATTACATCAGAAATATAACTGCATGTCATCTACAGTTGAAGACGTTGCTATGAATAGAAGTATCTTTCAGGCTCTAAATGATGAGCGAAGAAGGCTAAATAAGTATGATATTGCAGTGATTCCTGAGAAACCGGGTGGGCAACAAAAGAGAAATCGCATTTATTCTGGACTTTCGGCACGTTTTAGTACAGGAACAGTACATTTAAGGAAAAATATGTTTGATTTAATCAACGAAATCCTTACTTTTGGCCCTAAAATGGCTCACGATGATACGATAGAGAGCTTATATTACTCACAAGTTCATGCTTTTCCACCAAATATGAAAAAGGATGAAAAGAAAAAAACATGGTTTAAGCCAAAAAGGAAAGCAAAAAATTGGCTGATAGCTTAAAATAAAAAGGAAAATAAAATGCCTATACATAAAACGTTTTCAAAAGAAGCAAGGTTAAGAAGGAAGGCTAAAAGAGCTGGCAGAAAGATTAGCAAGAAAATTGATCCATATATGAAGCCAGGTGGAATACAAAAAGCCCAAGCTGAACTTGATAAGTTTGAAGAAAAAGGTACAAAGAAACTTACTCAGCGTGGAAGACGGAAAGAGATTGGAGCTGCTAAAGGAACTAAGGTTTCAAGAGGTGCTGTTGGAGTAGAAAAAACAAAAGGCGGCGAGTACGTTAAATACGCTAAGAAATCAAAAGCGGCTGGTAAGTTTAGGTCTGCTTTTAAATCTGGTTGTGCTGGTGGAGCAAAATCCTTCACTTGGCAAGGTCGATCTTACACTTGCGCTAAGAAATAATGCCAAGGTTCGGTAGGCGTTCTAAAAAACGTCTAAAAGGCGTTGATGTAAAACTTGTTAATGTACTAAACGAATTGATTAAGATAATGGATGTTACCATTATTGAAGGTCTTCGGAGTAAGGAGCGGCAAGAGCTATTGTTAGCACAAGGGAAAACTAAAACAAAGTATTCCAAACACATAGAAGGAAAAGCTGTTGATCTCGCTCCTTACCCGATTGATTGGAAAGATAGAGATCGTTTTCATTATATGGGAGGAATGTTGAGAGGAATAGGACAACAGCTAAGACTAAATATACGCTGGGGCGGCGACTGGGACAGCGATGGCGAAATTAAAGATAACAACTTCGATGACTTAGTTCATGTGGAGATAAAGGATTAATTATGGCTAGAAAGAAATCAAAAGGGTATATGCCTAAGAGTGATGATCTGAAGAGGTATTATAAAAAAATGTCCAAACAACCCGCAACCCTTAAAAATCCAGAGGTTGCGAAAATGTATAAAAAACTAGGCCTTAGTAAAGTAACTCTTAAACCAGAGGTTACGAAAAAGTTTAAGGCTTTATTGGAGGCTACTAAGGCTCCAGTTGCTAAAAAAGTAGTTGCTAAAAAAATTATTGGGAAGGTATTGAGAAAATTTATCCCAGGTGTAGGGGCAGCTATAATTGCACATGATATTGTCAAAGGTGTTTCAAAGTCAACTTGTTCAAAAAGAGGTGGTAAATGGGTTTCTGGTAAATGTGTAGGGACTAAGAAAACAAAGTTAAAAGCAGGTTCTAAAGTAAGAGACCCAATTTCTAAACGATAATGGCTGACGATATTAGAAAAGCTGGTAAATATGATGAATATACTCAAAGGGCTAGAGATATAAGGATGAAAGATGGGGAGCAAATGGAAAGAGTTAATCTTGATAAATCTGGAAGAAGAGTAGGTGAATCAACGCATAAAATGAGAACAGAATATATGGATGATAGGTGGGTTTCATTTCCTACATTGTTTCCTCATAAAGAAAAGACTAATAGGTGGATTGAATATCCAGAAAGCCCAAACGACCCACAACAGAGGATGGCTTATGATGAAGCGGGAACTCGAGGTGAAAGATTTGAATTTGGGCAAGATAAAGAAGAAGCTCTAAAATTTGGAAGAGGAAGTTGGAAACCTAAATAAATGGCAAGAACAACTAAGAAAAATAAAGCACAAATAAATAAGCAAATATGGGAAAGGGCTAATAATTCCCATAGGCAAAGATGGCAACATTTAAGTCAGAAAGGATATGACTTTTATCTCGATGAGCAATTATCTAAGGAAGAGAAAGACCAATTAGAAGAATCGGGGATGCCTACATTCACTATTAATAGAGTAACTCCTATTATAGAGATAATGAAATACTTTGTTACTGCTAATAATCCTAAATGGAAAGCAGTTGGAGCTACTGGAGATGATGTAGATGTTGCTCAAGTACATTCTGATATTGCAGACTATTGTTGGTATTTGTCTAATGGTAAGTCTCTATATAGCCAAATTGCTCTTGATGCTTTAACTAAGGGTATAGGATATTTTCTTGTAGATGTGGATAAAGACGCTGATAGGGGAATGGGAGAAGTAAGATTTAATAGATTAGACCCATATGATGTATATGTTGACCCCGCAAGTAGAGACTTTTTATTCAGAGATGCTAATTTTATACAAATACGAAAGAACATTGCCAGAACAAGACTTATTAATATGCTTCCAGAGTTTGAAGCTAAAATTAAAAAAGTATCTAAAAGCACCGATGTAATTTCATATTCCGAAAGGGATACTCAATTAGGTGGAGTAGCTCAACCAGAAGACATCACAATGGGGATTAGTCTCGATGCTGAAGATGAGGATATTATCCCATACTATGAAACATATTCTAAGAAGAAGTTCCCATACAGAAATGTTTATATAAAAGTCCAGCCTTCTCCAGCTGAAATGGATAATATTAAAGAAGCTGTGCAAAAACAATTATCTGATTTTCAACAAGAAGTAGAAGTTGGTCTGATGGAAAAAGAATTACAGATTCAACAAGCTGTCCAATCTGGTGAAATTATACCTGAAAGGGCTCAATTAGAAATAAAGAAATCTCAGGAGATGGCTGCTCAGGCAATTAAAGAAAAAGAAATGCAGTTAATGTCTGAAGCTCAGGATGCAGCTACGCAAGTTAAACAACAAATAATGAGTGAAGCTGATTATAAGATTCTTGAAAGTAGTCCAGAGGCAAAAAAGAATATTTTAGATTCTATAAAATTTTATGAAAATAGAATAATTCAAACTTGTAGTGTGGGTGATGATATATTTTTATATGAATATACTTTACCATTAAGTGAGTATCCTATTATACCAATTCCTTATATGTATACTGGAACACCTTATCCTATGAGTGCGGTAACTCCATTAATAGGAAAGCAGCAGGAAATTAATAAAGCTCATCAGATAATGCTTCATAACGCAAACTTAGCTTCTAATTTAAGATGGATGTATGAAGAAGGGTCAGTCCCTGAGGAAGAGTGGGAGAAATATTCATCAGCTCCGGGAGCATTACTGAAATACAGACAGGGATTTGCAACTCCAACTCCTATATTACCAGCTCCAATCAATAACGCATTTTATACAGTAGTCCAAGAAGGTAAATCAGATATAGAGTATATTAGTGGTGTTCCTTCTGCCATGATGGGATTTGCTCAAGACCAAGCAGAAACATATAGGGGATTACTTGCGAATGATGAATTTGGCACTCGTAGATTAAAAGCATGGATGGGTAGTGTTGTAGAACCTGCATTAGAACATATTGGAAGAATATTTCAAATGATCGCTCAAAGACATTATTCAGTTGAGAAAGTATTTAGAATAGTACAACCTGAAGCAGGTCAATCTCCACAAGAACAAGAAAAAGAAGTAAGAATTAATATTCAAGTATATAATGATTATGGGGAAGCAATAGGAAGATTTAAAGATTATGCCACTGCAAGGTTTGATATAAGAGTCGTAGCGGGAGCTACAATGCCAGTGAACAGATGGGCATTAATAGAAGAATATTTTAAATGGTTCCAAGCTGGGCTTATAGATGATATAGCAATGATTGCTGAAACTGATATTAGAAATAAGAAGTCCATTATTGAAAGAAAGTCTATGTATGCACAATTACAGGGTCAGGTTTCTTCTATGGAGGAATCATTGAAAGATAAAGAAGGAACTATTGAAACTCTTGAAAGACAATTAGTGCAAGCCGGCATTAAAATGAAAGTTGGTGATGCATCTAATGAAATACGAAAAGATGTTCTCGAAACTGAAGCTCAGCAAAAACTTCTGAGAGGAATGTTGAAAGTTGAGTTTAACAAAATTCGAGACCAAATGAAAACAGATATGGAAGATACTAAACAAGATGTTTCTAAAAACGAACAATAATAATTCTTGAATATTATAAAACATATTTGGTAAATTAACAAAACTCTAAAAAGGAGATTAGTATGTCAGAACAAGTAGGCAACGCCATTGAGGCCCCCGAAAGTACAAACGTACAAAGTGCAGTTATGGGCATGGACACTGATGATTTTTTTGAATCATTAGATAGACAAGTCAATGGTGCAATCATAGATGAACCTTCGCAACCAACCTCGGAAATAGGTGATAATACACTGCCGAGCCCTAATGTAGAAGTTCAGGAAGAAGTATCTAATGAAGTGGATACTTTGCAAAAAAGGTATAGTGATTCAAGCAGAGAAGCTAAAAGGTTAAACGGAAAACTTTCCGAAATTGAACCTTATATGCCTATTCTTGATGCTATGCGAGAAGACCCCAATTTAATTACTCATGTGAGGAATTATTTTGAGGGTGGAGGTCAAACCCCACAAACAATGACTGAGAAGCTGAATCTTGATGAGGACTTTACGTTCGACGCGGATGATGCTTTTTCTCAACCTGAATCTGATTCAGCAAAAGTACTAGGAGCAACGATTGATGGAATTGTCCAGCGTCGTTTGAATGGTGCTTTGCAAGGGCAAAAGGTAGAAAACCAAAAACTAGCGAAGGAGACCGATTTTCGTTCACGTCATGAAATGGATGATGAACAATGGTCAAATTTTACAGAATTTGCGAAATCTAAATCTCTTGAACTTGATGATATATATTATCTGATGAATCGTAAGAATAGGGATGGGAAAATTGCTGATAACGTAAGGCAAGAAGTTCACAATAAAATGAGAGAAGTTCAACAACAACCCGGTACATTAGCCACGCAAGGCAGTACCGCTGTTGAAAAATCTCCAGACGATTCAGTCTTTGATGCCATTTTGGGTGAGACCAATGAACTAGAAAAGGCTTTTAGTATTTAAGAGTATTAAGAGCCATTAACCCTTAATTAAAAGGTAAACAAAATGGCTGATGTATTTAGCTTAAGTACCTATTCAGACGTAGCAGGTTGGTCTGATGGTACTTCAAAAGACACCGGTGACCTTAGACGAAAGTACAATTTTGGGGATAGAGTTTCTGAACTGAACATTGCTCAAGACCCTTTTTTCCGATTTGTATCTAAAGTCGCTAAACAACCTACGGATGACCCTGAGTTCAAATTTACTGAACGAAGGGGTTCGTATCATAAAAGATATGCATACATAACTGCGCATGGCCCTGATATAAGTGTATCAGATACAGGAGATGCGACAGTAAATGCAGGCTATCTTAACCAAGGAGATACTTACTATTTAAAAATGGGGACTGATTACGAGTCTGCCGGTAATATTGGTAATGTTTCTGGTCAATCATCTGGTGCAATTGCTGTGGGAGCTGCGAATACCGCTCCTCAGTTCTTTCTTGAAAACCAGATTATTAAAATCAATACTAGAGCTGAAGACGAAGGTACTGATTTTACAATTCCAACTGGATATGTTCTTGCAAAAGTAAAGGGTACTCCAACCGCTGTTAGCACTACTCATCAAATACTTCAAGTTGAGATTGTTAAAGGCGAAGATGCTGCTAAAGACCTTATGTGGGAAAGCGCATCCGCTGCAGTAAGCACAACTTATAATAAAACAATTGCTACGGATTTAGAACCAAAGCGTTGTTATGTTGTTGGTTCTGCTCATGGTCAGGGAACTGGGTATCCAGAGACTTGGAAAGACCAACCTTTCTCAACTGGATTTGGACTTACTCAAATTTGGAAAACTGCTATGGCAATGGATAACACTACTCGTGCTACCGTGCTAAAGTATGAACCAAATGAGTTTGCAAGAATCTGGCGTGAAAAGTTGATTGAACACAAGTGGGATATTGAGCAATCATTATTGTTTGGGGCTCAGGGAACAGTTGATAGTGTTCAGTACACTGAAGGGGCTGTTGATTTTATTATTAGTTATGGTAATATTTTCAGCGGAACTGGAATGAGTGCAACGGCTACTACTAAATCTCAAGATGATTTTCTTGATGATATGTCGCAGTTCTTAGACCCAAGATACAACAATGCAAATGCAACTCTGTTTATGGTTCCAACCGATACTTATAATTGGTTACATAAACTAGGTGGTTATTTTGCGGCTAATGTAGCCCAAGCTGAAGGTGGACAGACCAATTTTCAAGTTGGTGGAAAAAAGAACGTCTTTGGCGTAGACATTAGACAGATTCTTACTCCTTATGGGAATATGAATGTGTCTCGCAATGTACATCTTGATGGGACTCAGATAAAGATGCTTGGTGTCAATATGAAATATTGTAAGTATAGACCTCTTGTCGGTAACGGCTTGAATCGTGATACTGCAGTTTATGTTGGTGTTCAGACATTAGAAAACAGTGGCGTTGACCGTAGAGTTGACTTAATTCAAACAGAAGCTGGGATGGAATGGCAAATGCCAGAAGCCCATGCGGTCTGGAAAGTCTAGGAGGTATGAATAATGGCTAATCCTTTATACGGACAAAATAAGTTTGATAACTCAGTGGGTGAGAAATTATACTCTGAAGCAGGTACTCTTCGTGAACACGAAAATACAACAACTGCCGCAGATTTATTTTCTTACACAATTCCAGCTAATAAGTTAGAAGTAGGTGACATTGTTAGAATTAAAGTTTTCTGCACAGTTGTAGATAGCAATAGTTCAGATACTTTAACACCTATTCTTAATTTTGCGGGTTCAGCTATTGCTACTGGAGCAGCTCTTGACGTTGCAGATAGTGACGTAGTATATGCTTGGGCTGACGTTCATGTAACAAGTGCAACTGCTATGACAGCTGTTTCTGAAATCAGAACAGATGCTTTAGGAGCGACTGTTGTTATAGCGGCAACAAACTTATCATCTAAAGATATTACAGCTGATATAGCTGTAGCTCTTAATGTTGATTGGAGTGTTGCTCATGCTGATAACGAAGTGAGAATTGACTCTGCTAGTGTTGAACTGGTTTAGTATAATCTGAAATTCGTGATTAATAGCACGATATAAGGAATGGTGTGGGGAGGCTCGATACCTCCCTGCACCACATAAAATATGGCAACAACAAACATAGAATTAGATATAGAGAATATTACTGGGGTTACTGATGCAAATGACCAGTTTGTTATTTCTGCTCAGAAGTTTGTAGTCGCTAGTATACCAAAAAATTTATTAAAGTGGGCCGCTTCTGAAACAGTGTCTGGCTCACATGGAGGTGATAATAGCCCAACGGCAATAACTCTTCCCGTAGGCACAGATAATATTATTGCAGTGAGAAGAGATTCTTATAATGCTAAAGAAGTTGGGTTAGAAAATAGGGCTTGGCTAGAATCAACTAGTGGAAGTTTGAAAATACCAACTGCATCATTTCCTAAGTATTACATTACCGCTGGAAATCAAGTAAGAGTTAAACCTGACCCGACAGCTTCTCTTACAGCTCATGTAACTTATGTAGATTTTTCCAAGATAGATGATGATTGTGATTTAAGAAATGTAGTTGTATTTCACGCAGCTTCAAATGAGTTTACTAAACTTTCTTCCACTCAACTTCCGACATCTATAATATCATTAAATTCTGTCCCACCAGATACTCCAAGTTTAACAACTGTGAGTTACAGTGGGCCCGGAAGTGACTTAGATGCAACCTCTCCAACTTTTACAACGGCTACTCTTTCAGCTTCATCTGTATATACTGGGTCTGCTCCTACATATACTAAACCAACAATAACAAGCCAAACAGCATTTAGTGGATATACATCTGGTCTAGTAGAAACAGACCCCGGTGTGTTTAGTTCTAATTCAGTCCCTCCAGATTCTACAACTGTCCCAGATTTTACTCTTACCGTCGGAACTGCTCTCCCAACATACACATCTCCAAAGGTAGGTGGTGCTACAGAAGAGCTTACAGCTACTATGGATTTGGATAGTGCGGGGTATGGGACTGATAATGATTTTAAAGATTTTTCTAAATGGTTCTCTGTCGCATCTGAATTTATAGAAGATGAAGAAGACAGTGAATTAGCTTCTGCTCAGTTAAATAAAATAAGTACATATATAAGTGCTTATTCTCAGGCTATGCAGGATAATTTAAATAGTTTTAATACTCAACTGCAAACATATCAAGCTGAATTACAAAAGGAACTCCAAGAAGCTCAGTATGAGCAACAAGCGGAGTATCAGTCTCAATTACAGAAATATCAGGCTGAAGTCGGGGCTTATAGTGCTGATGTAAACAAGGAAGTTCAGGAATACCAACAGAAGTTAACTCATTATAATAATGAATTGAATGTTTCGTTTCAAACTTGGTCAAAAACTGAATCTGATAATATATCAGTTTTTCAGGCAGATATTTCAAATGAATTAAATGAGTATAATAAAGAAGTTACTTTATATCAGACAGCAGTTCAAGAATCAATGCAGGAGATACAAGTTGCTAATCAAGTTAATATAGCTCAGGCTCAATCTGATTTACAAATATCTATTGGGGATGAAGACAGAAGCCTTCAGAGACAACTCCAAAATGGGGTCAATAATATGCAGGCGACTATTAACGATAACAATAGTTTAATTCAAAAATATCAAGCAGAATTATCTGTTTTTTCTTCTGAAGTCAATAAAGAGATACAGGAGTATCAAACTCAAGTGCAAATCTCTCAAAAGTATGGACTAGAAGCGGATAAATATTATAAATGGGCACAAACAGAAGTAAGTTCATATGTGCAAAATAATTCAAAAATGATTTCAGCAATGATGATGTCTAAGGCATCTCAGAAAGACTAATGGCGACGACATATAAAATAGTTTACAAGAATCACTGTACACCGCAAGAACAGATTTCCTCAGGTGGCAGATATTACTTAGATAGCGATTGTGGTAGAAAATTAACTGGGACAGCTGAAACATCGGCTACTGTATCTGGGTCTTTTGGTTATGATTTAAGTTTTGATGTTACTAGTACGGCTTCATCTGCTCTTACTAGTAGTCATGTATTTATCTTTGTAAAAAATACTGGTTCAACTGATGTTTTACTTACTCTTGATGATAGTAATTATTTAATTAAATTATCAGAAGGACAGTCATTTGCATCAGAGATTAACAGTTCTGCAGTTGTGAAGGTAAAAACAGCAAGTGGAACTTCAACAGTTGAATATTTAGCGGGTAGATAATGCCAAATGCTCGAAGAGTAATTTTTAGTAGTTATGTAATACCAACTCAATCTCTTGAGATGGAGGAGACATCGGTAAGAAAAACTTCGTTTATATCTTCCCCCGGCAAGACTCTTGGTGGAAAGGGCTCATCTACAATAAATTCTACACAATGGGGTGATGGATGGGTATCATTTTCGCATCAAGGAGCATATTGGGAAGACCAAAGTGATGTATGGGAATTGCAAGGTGAAACATGGAGTGGGACACTTAGCATTACTACATCTCCAACAGATTTAACTGATGATTCGAGCACTGTATTAGCCTTTTTATACATAAAGAATACTGGAGATACAAATAATTGTTTAGTATCTTTGAATGGAACAAGTGGTAATTATTATATAATAATACCACCAAATGGAAGTGTAAATTTAAGAGGTGATGGGACAACTTTAGATTGCAATGAAGTTTTTGTGAAATCTAATACCAGCACAACAACAATAGAATACATAATAGCAAAAGCAATAGCTTCATAAATAAATAATGCCTTAATAAGGAGATACTGAAATGGCAACTTTAACAGGACAATCAATAGCGGATAGCTATGAACAATTACTTTCATTACCTAATGGAGGATTAAATGGTACTACATTAGTAGCAATCACAGATGGTGATTCAAGCACTGCTTGTTGCTTACAATTATCAACCACAAAAGCATTGATTGAGGGGGATGGTAGTACATTATATTTCTTTGATGAAGGTGGTGAATATATAAAAGCAGATAATGCTGGAAAATTAACAATAGCTGGTGCTGCTGAGGTTGAGGTAAATACAGCAATTTTTGATGTAAATGCAAGCGGGTCAATTAGTATTGATTCTTCAGCAGGTTCTATTGATATGAATGTTGTTGATGGGCAGACAGTTGCTATAGGTTTGAATGGTGGTGTTGAAACATTATGGAAACCACATGGAACTGCTGGAAGTGAATTATGGTCAACAATCAATACCTCAGGTACTACAGACGGTACAGATGCTGCAGGTTCAATTCTATTAAGTGCAGTTGCAGGTGGTATCGGACTAGCATGGGCTGACGGTAAAGACTTGTGGGCAGAAGGTGGTAGATTTGTTGTCACTGCTAATGAGAATGCGGCAGACGCAATCAAACTTCATGCAGATGCTGGGTCATCTCAAACAATAACAATTGTAAATGATGCAGGAACAGGAGCTGCCGCTATTGGTCTTACCGCATCTGCTGGTGGAATTACAGTTGGATTAGGTGGAGGAGCTGGGGATGATTTTATTGTTGATACTACTACATTAGTTGTAGAAAGTGATAATAATAGAGTCGGTATTGGGACTGCTGCTCCAGCAACAACACTCGATGTTGTGTCTGGAGTATCTGCTGCATCTCCATCAACATCTTCAGATTCTACAACAACATCGGGTACAATTCTTCGGTTAGATGGTTCTGATGGTGGTGTTTGTGATTTTGGTATACAGTCTGGTGGAGGAGGAATATGGATACAAAGCACTGATCAAACTAACCATTCATTAAGCTATCCAATCCGTTTAAATGAAAATGGTGGCAAAGTAGGTATTGGGGTTGCTGCACCAGCAGCTATTCTTCATGTTTATGCAGAAGATACAGAACCTCTTGTTATTTTTGAATCTGATGATGATGATGTGGATAGTGGAGATATAATACTACAATTAGATTTTAGTGATGATACTAATATTCACGGAGTAACTGCTAGATTTATATCTTTCCATGATGAAGGAGGTGAGATAGGCTATATAACTACTGCTGCTGATGGTTCTGTAAATGCTATAACTACTTCTGATGTTAGATTAAAGAAAGATATTGTAGATACAAGTATTAATGGAATATCAATTATTAATGCATTAAAGATTCGTGATTTTACTTGGAATGATAAAGCTGGTAAAGCACTTGAAGGTTTAGAAGTAAAAGCCCAATATATAGCTGATGAAGTATATGAAGTTTATCCTTTAGCAACAACAGGTACACCTGGTGCTATGAAAGATATTTTAGATGATGATGGAAATAAAACAGGCGAAGAGATAGACCGTATGGGTGTGGGAGATGCAAGATTAATTTCTGTTCTTATTAAGTCAGTACAAGAACTATCAGCTTCTAATGATGCTTTAAAAGCAAGAATAGAAGTATTGGAGGCATAATGACAGTTTTAGAAGCAATGGAAAGGACTGGCATTGACCAAGAAACATTAGCAATCGCTTGGATAAAAGACGCTATTCATCTCATACAATCAAATTCTAAAGAAAAGATAAAAGTTAATAAGCAAGATATTATTAAGTCAGTAGATAGTGATGATAATATTTATGTATTACCGGCTGATATGATAGCTATTGAGAATATCAGTATTAAAGATACAAGTGATAGTAAATATAAAAGGATTAAGAGGCTCACAGGTCGACCTAGTTATATAATTGAGGATACATCACCATGAGCAGTTATGTAGATAAAGAATATTTTTATTACCTAAGAGGTAGGGAATTACTTTTATATAAGTTACTTGGTGGTTCAAGCAATGAAAGGATTAGTCAATCTGGTGTATTAAGAACTCGTGGTAAGGAGTTAATGTATCCAAATGAAGATATTGAAGATGGATTAAGAGTTGAATATACTGCCATAGATGAACCATTTGTAGCTGAAGCATTAGAGACAACAAATGCTGTTACTAGCTCCACTACAATAAATTTTCAAGTAGCTGGTTCTGCTTTTAAAACAGATGTTTCAGGTTTATCATTTGTAGTGGTGGTTGAAGAGAATGATACTATAACTGGGTTTACTGATGCTGACAAATATTTTTATGTTGGACAATCAATAGCTGTTACTGGTTCAACTGCTGGAGGCAATAATACAACTTATACTATTAGTGGTGTTACTTCTACTAGTATTACCGTTGCAGCTGTGGTCACCGCAGCCACGAGTCAAACTCTTACTTTTAAAAATAATGGGAATGCAATACTTGGAGGAGCAGCTGGTACAAATACATTTACAGATTTTCTTGCAGCTGATAAAATAAAAGTTCAGGGTTCTGCAAGTAATGATGCAGATTATACAATATCTTCAATTTCGTCTAATGGGGATGCTTTAGTTGTTTCATCTGCTCCGTCAGCAATTGAATCAGCAGGTGAAAGAATAACAATTACTCAAATTTCAGTAGAAGACACTACTCCAGATGCGACTTCACATATCAACTTAAACAAAATGCTTAGTTTAGCAGTTGTAGATTATTTAAGAGCAATGACTTTTGAATCGGCTGGAGATATTGAAAGAAAAGAATATTACATGAAAGAATTTTTTGGTAAATTAGGCGATAACGAAAGTAATAAGAGGAACATATCAATGACATTTCCGACTCAACCTTTCGCAATAAGATAAAAATCAATAGTTGTATAAGGAGCATCTCGCCTCGCAAGACAACTAAAACAATAAAGGAGACATCATGGCAAATATAGGCAAATTCAGAGCACACGAATCTTTAAACACAGATACTGCTGCAGTCTGGGATGTTATAACCGATGTAACTGATGCGGCTTCATCTAGTGGTACAACAGAGAATATAGATGTTTCAGGGTATCATACACTTGGATTAACACCTGCTTCTGAAATATATATACATTTTCATAACACAAGTACGGCAACATTAGATAGAGATGATGCTTTAAAACTTGCTAGCGGATTATCGTTTATCAAGATTCCAAAAGGGCTTGGCAATACCATATATTTTAATTATTTAAGCACTAGTTCTTCTACTGTTGAACTACGTGTAGTAAAGATGTAGGGGGTATAAAATGGCTATATTAAATACATTATACGCAGGACAGGGTCTTTCAAGTTCTGGCGGTACAATATCTGGCGACCTGACCATATCAGGTGATTTAACTGTCAATGGAGATGGTTTAGGGGTATATGATGAAATAATTAATGGTGGGTTAGAAATAGCACACGATAAATCAAATTCAGCAGGTTCTGGACATATAATTTTTTCTAATTCATCTGCTGCTGATTTATTTGCTATTAGAATGTCTGAAGATGGAAACGATGATTTTACAATAGATGGATATTATAGTTCTAGTTGGAGTGAGTTAGTTAGAATAGATAGGACAGGCAATGTCGGAATTGGTACTGCGGCTCCAGAGTCTCTTTTGCATATATCGTTTAGTGATACTGACACCGACGTTGTAAGCACAGAGAGTCTAAAAATTGAAAATTCATCTGAATCAGGTAGTTCTTATGCGGGAATACTGTTCTCTACTCGTCCAAATAACCCCGGGAAAGCATTTATGGGATTTCAAAGGTCTGGGTCTTATGGCGTTGGAGACTTTGCTTTTTTCCTTGATGCAGTTGGTGACGATAATGGGGTATCGAATGCAGATGAAGTAATGCGTATTACTTCAGCAGGCAATGTCGGTATTGGAACTGCGAGTCCAGCTTATAGTTTAGATGTGATTCGTGCTTCAGGCGACCCAATGTTTAGAGTGGGTCGCTCTACAAGTAAATATATGGCTATGGAAGATGACAAGTTGCAGTTCGTTGGTATGGCGAGTAATGGTATGAGAATACAGACTGGTGATACAGCAAGTCTTATACTTGGTGTGAATAATGCATACCGTATGATTCTCGACACCAACTCCCGAATCTCGCTATCGAATAATGATGGTAATACTTCAAATACAGTTTTTGGTAAAAATGCTTTTACAAATGCTGGAACAGTATTAGGAGATGTTGGAGCAGATTTCAATGTTGTAATAGGCGAAGATGCAATGGGGGCTACAAATAACACTACAGACGCTACATATAATGTTGCTGTGGGTTACAAAGCATTGACTGAAATTATAGATGGAGATAATAATGTAGCGATTGGAGCGAGAGCTCTGTTAGTAGCTGATGGTACAGAGTCTAATAATGTTGCTATTGGTTTTGAGTCGATGTCGGCTCTCGAGAACGACTCTTCAGAAAAAAATATTGCGATTGGTAGATTGGCTCTGACTGGTGGAACTGGTATAGCAGTTGGCAATATCGCTATTGGTCATAAGGCTCTCGATGCTACTGCTGCTACAAATCAATATGGTAATATAGCAATAGGGTTTGAGGCATTAACTCTTCAAGATACCGCAACAGCTGTAGCTATAGGCGACACTGCTAATCCAAATATTGCAATCGGGTATCAGGCTGGAGCAAGAATCACATCAGGAGATTCTAACGTATTAATTGGGCATTTGGCTCACGGTAAAGCTGCAGGGGATGGTCGTGGCTCCGATAATGTATATATTGGAGCAAGGTCAGGTTATACTGCTACCGATGCAGATGCAAATGTTGCTATTGGTAGAGATGCTCTTTATACAAATGTAGCAAATAGTTTTAATATTGCTATTGGTCACTCAGCATTATATACAGCTAATGATGACTCTATTGATGGTACTGTTGCAATCGGTTATGATGCTTGTAAAGTACAAGTTGGTAATGGTTCAAGTGCACAATTTGCTAATGCGACAGTTGGAATCGGTTATAAAGCTCTCGCAGCCCTCACAACTGGTGCTGGGAATACGGCTGTTGGTTATCAATCATTGCTGACAAATGAAGACGGTGGTTATAATACGGCTGTTGGTTATCAGTCCTTATATACATTTGAGGCTGATTCTGCTGGTCACGGTGATAATACAGCAGTTGGTTATCTATCTGGTAAATTTGTTTCCACTGGTACACAAAATACCTTTTTAGGTTATTATTCTGGAATAGGGATTACTGGTACACCATTACTTGGAAATGACAATACTGCTATCGGTGCAAGTGCTGGAATAAAATTGCAAGGAGCTGCTAACTCTAATACAGTAGTGGGTTCGAGTGCAGGAATATCAATCACTATAGGTCATAGCAATGTAGCAATGGGATACGCTGCATTAGATGGAACGGATGATGGTGTTAATAATGTTGCAATAGGCAGAGAATCATTAAGTGCTAATTGTGGAGATGGTAATATTTGTATTGGTTCAAATGCTGGATATGTATATACTGGTTCACAATTATTAGCTATAGGTCAAAGTGCGGCAGGGGCTGTCACTGGTATAAACAATATTGCAATTGGGCATGGTGCTATGGATGATTTAGTTGCGGGTACAAAGAATATTGCTCTCGGTTATAATGCTTTTGGTGGTGCTTTAGATGGAACTGCTGAGGCTTCTACAGACAATATATTTATTGGATATAATGCTGGGAGTGGAGATTGGGTAACTGCGGTTTCTAATTTTAATGTAGGCATTGGAAATAATGTAATGGATGCTGTTCTTAATGATGCTTTGTACAATGTAGCTCTCGGTCATAATTCTTTAACTGAATTAACTCAAGGGAGGTACAATGTATCTATTGGGGCAAATGCAGGTGCAGGACTTACGACAGGGGGAGATAATGTATTAGTAGGTATACATGCAGGTCAATATATGGATACAGCAAATACTCCTGCTATTGAATGTACTTATATTGGTGCTTGGTCTGGTAGATATATGGATGACGGAGCTAATAATGTTGGTGTGGGATTTAAAGCATTGTATGGAGCATCTGCTCAGGATAATGATGCCGCAAATAATGTTGCTGTTGGTTATCAGTCACTTTTAGCAATCACAGATGGTAATCACAATGTCGCAATTGGTGCTGGTGCTGGCGATACTATTACAACGGGGACAAATAATGTATTTGTTGGTTTCCATACCGAGGCAAGTGCTGTTGATGTCACTTATGAAATAGTTATTGGAGCTGGTGTGGATGCAAGTAATGCTTTTGCTGGGGCG